AGTGGGCCAGGGATGAGCAAATTAGAAAGGCAAGGATGGAAAGATGGCTACAGCAAGAGCGCCGCAATTCCAGAATCGAACGCCTTCTTATGGTGGCAGCGGTCGCGCTCCTGGTCGTCTGGATGTGGAGCTTTCTGTTAGCGCTGAAATGGCAGCACGCGACGCAAACAGATTTTTGGTCGGGCTAATTGTCATGGCCATTGTTTTTGCATTACTGTTGCCGGTGATGGCATTGATGTATTTTGATTTGATGGACATGAAAGCCCAAATCAGAGCGGAAGCAAAAGATTTGAGAAAGTTAAAACGCGAAGTGCAACAAGAGATTCAACAAGCAAAGGAAAAATGATGGACACATTACTAGGTTTATTGAAAAGCGCAGCACCCATGTTGGCCACGGCTGTTGCAGGCCCGGCCGGCGGCGCTGCTGTAGGTTGGATTGCTGACAAGCTGGGCATCCCTGACGCCACAGTTGAAGGCGTTACTGCTGCCCTTACCGGCAATCCAGAGATGGCCATGAAGCTCAAAGAACTTGACCTGGAATATGCCAAACTTGATGCTGCCGACCGCGATTCTGCGCGCCAGGCTTATGCTGCTGTGGCCACATCTGCCAACGCAAGCCAGCTTGAAAAAATGGTTGTACCTATTCTTGCTTTGGGTGTGGTTGGCCTGGCATTCCTTTTGATAGGTGTGTTGATGTTTAAAAACGTGCCAACGGATCAGCAGCAGATCATCATCTTTGCTTTAGGTTTTATCACAAGCGCTGCGGGCCAGGTGCTTTCTTTCTATTTCGGATCAAGTCAAGGCTCCAAGGACAAGACCGAAGAAATCAAAGGAATGCTTAAAAAATGACCAGCTTTCAAAAAGAAATATTGCACCTTGCCACGGTGATAACCTACACCCTGGCTTTCATTTTGTTGTGCATGACGACTACGCTTTTGGGTGGTTTGTTTATGCCAAACAGTGTGATTGACAACAAGGATATTTTTCCAATTATTGCTCCGGCTTATTCAACCGTAATTGGTGGTTTCATTGGCTGGCTGGCTGCAATTAAAATTAACGACGCAGCAAAAGACGGAGAAGAAGATGACACAACTAACTGAACACTTTACCCTGGAAGAGCTAACACACACTGACCATCGCGAGTTGGACAACACACCAAGCACGGCAGAGAAATGCGTTATTGATGGCAAAGAAGTCACGGTCAATGCCTATGCAAACATGCTGCGCTTGGCTGTATTTCTCGAAGAAGTTAAAAAAGTATTGGGCAACAAACCAATTATGGTTAACAGCGCGTTTCGCTCTGAAGCTGTAAACACTGCTGTTGGATCCAAGAACACCAGCGATCACCGTCGTGGCTGCGCTGCCGACATTCGCGTGCCAGGCATGACACCGGACGAAGTTACCCGAGCAATCATTGCCAGCGACTTACCTTATCAACAAGTCATTCGCGAATTCGATCGCTGGACTCATGTGGCTATGGTTACAAATGAAGGCGACGCGCCTAAAAAATCAAAGCTGATTATTGATAAATCAGGCACACGTCCGTTTGCTTGATATACTGACAGCCTAGTTAAACTCCCACGCGGTTGCCTTCATCGTGGTTTGCCCCAGCCGTTAAAAGCTGGGGCTTTTCTTTTACCACTTGGGCGCGCAAGTAACGTCGATGACGACCTCTGTTGTGTAGCCATTGATCTTGCGTTTGCCGTACAGCATGACACCGCGCAAGCCATTGGCTTCGCATTCACGCACACCAACAATGACTTCATTCCTGGTCATTGGCTGCACATGTTTATCGATGACCAACTCTTGCTCAACTGCCTTCGGCGGCGCGCTTGTTGAAGAGCATGCCGAAAGCAGCCCCAACAAAACTACTGCAAGTAATTTCTTCATGGGACTTCCTTTCTAGTTTTCGGTTACAAATCGGTTGCTGCGCTCGAAGGACTCGATGTCTTCCACGCGGTAGCGGACTTCTGAATTACGGCCTTCGCCCAGTTTGATATAGGTGGGGCCGGTGTTGGCAACACGCCACTTTCGCAGGGTGTTGTCGGAAATTTTCCAGCGATCACAAAGTTCCTTGGGCGTCAATAGCTGGGACATTAGCGTTCTCCTCAATAATTTCACCGGTTGATGGTTCTATGACTTCGCTGGCGCGATCCGCAATAGACCGCTTTAAACGAGCCATAGGCGCTTTTTGTTCCTCTGGTGCTGGCGTGATATTGATTGGCTCTTTGCGCTCAACCTGGACGAATCCTGATGCCTCATTGTCCGATTCAAAGACTTGGTCAACATCAGCGCTGGAAGGCAGCCGTTTGGCCATGCGACGGATCACAGTCTTTTTGGCCATCTCATCCCACCACTCAACCCAAGGGCCAAACTTACCGGCCTTGCTAGATGCCCGGACTTTTTCAACGTCGGCCACGCTCATTACCTCGCGGTAGATTGCGCCGTCCTTGGTTTTGGCCACAGCGTACACAGCAATCTGGTTGCCGCGGTCTTCGCCTAGGAATGGCTTGTGCGTGATTGACTCGTTGTCTCCAAGCTCATATTTGAAATCGTCCTTGTCGTAAACAACCTGGGCGCTGATGCTGGCCAACTCACCAGAGTTGCGGATCTTTTTCAAGATGCCGCCAACCATTGGCATGTATTGGACTTTCTTGCCATCCTTGGTATTGAAGATAACGGGCGCAGCTTCGCGGCCATCAAGCAGCAAACCGTCCTGGGCTGCCTTCATACACGCGCCAAGCAAGCTGCGACGGTCGGCCTGGAGTAGATCCGGGTTCATCTGCACAGCGGTCAATGTAGTGCGAATAAACTTCTCGACCGGGATTTGTGGTGGCAGGGCTGCTGCAAACTCTGGCTGCATCTTGACCAGCGTGCCGCGCATAGCTTCCATTGGTGTGATTTCGTTGCTCATATCAACCTTCTTTCTTTGGTGTGAATCGGAAATTGCGGAACCCTTTACGAGCGCCGATGTATGTGCCAAGCATGTCCGGTGTAACCAGCGTGCCTAGCGAGTCTTTGGTAAGGCCACAAGAGATCGTGCCCAAGGGGCTGACCACTTTGCTGGCTTTGCCAATACGTTCCAAGATCTGTGCCTTGGTGGCGTCCTTAATGCCGTCTTGCTCTTTGATCATGCGAGTCAAATAGGCGTATTGCTCGATCAACTCATCCAAGCTTGCGTCAGACTCGGCGACCAGGTTGGCGTCGGCGTCGTTGTGCAAACGCTTAATGATGAATTCGGCGTCGGCGCTGTAGTCAGGTGATGGCGCTGTGTTATTCTGTACTTGTTCCCAGAATGCTTTTACGCGCTGGCGAATGTCAGAACCGATTGCCCTGTCGCGATTTCGGAGGACTATCTTTTGCTCATTGCCACCCACAAGTGCCACCAAGGCCGTCCATTCGTAGCCTGAAATTTCCATTTGATGCTGGATCTGTAGTTCGATATGCTCTGGCGCTTCAATGTTGCCAGCACCGTCATCGATCCAGGCCCGGCGGTATTGCATGCCATCGACGTTTTTAATTTCCATGATGCCTGGGCCGTCGCTTTTGCTGTTGATTTGAAAGTCAAAGCTTGATCCAATCCTGGCGTCCATGTCACGCATGTACACGTTGAGCTTGCTGATGTCCCAACCTTGGTCTTCTGCTGCGCCATGCGCGATGGCAGCTTCTAATCGGTTGCCCCATTTCATTCGTTCGTTAGGTTCCAAACGCACAACGACCTGGTCGCGTTTGTTGTGGAATAACTCAAACTCTGTGAGGTAAGGCGACAACCCGTAAAGGGCTGACACCTCGGTGCTGGTCACGTCTTTTGCGCGCTGTTGCAGCCACTCTTCCTGGCTTTTAATTTCAATAGTTTCGATTGCCATATCAATTCTCCATTTCGTGATAAATAGCTTCCTCGATAGAAGCTTCCTCTTTTGCGGTTACCTTGCGCTCCAGCCACGGTGCAGGGCGGCCACGCCGGTCTAGGATTTCCCATTCCATGTCGGTGCAACCAGGATCGTCCCAAGTTTGTGGCTCGGATTCGTAACTGATCACACCAATCAGGCATGGGATGCCCGCGACTCGGTGTTCAATCTCTGCGAGGTAGCTCAAAGCCACACCCGCAAAGCTTGTTCATCGTCAACGTGTTGGCTAAACAACGTGACCTCATGTGTTTGACCTTTGTCATCTTCGATGTGAATCGTCCGGGTAACAAAGGTATCGTGTTCACGCACTTCTGTGATGTGAATTTTTTTGACGTTGTGTACTGAAAATTCTGACATATGTGTTTCCTTTTGTGGTTGCTTGTTGAAATTATAATCTACTTTGTTGATGTTGAGTCAACGCTTTGTTGGCTTTTCTTACAGCGATTTCGCGCTGCAAGATGTGCCAAAAAATTGATTTGATTGGGTTGCTCATTAACGTGAAGTGGTTTTGATGCTGAACACAGCGGTGGTGTTTGTGTACTCTGCGATCTTGTCGGCAGGGATGGCCAGGTCTTTGGCCAGTTTTTTCCAATCGGTGACAGAGCGGTCTGCCTCGACGTATGTGGATTTGAACAGCGCGCCTTCAAACACTTTGACGTCGCTGCTGCTGGCGATGTCTTTCATTGCGTCTTTGATTGCGTCCGCTTGCTTTGTAAGTGTGGCAATCTGGGCCAACAATGTGCCGAGTTCGTCAGCAGAAGAAGCGGTGGTGGTGATAACTGTTGTCATGATTCTCTCCAGGTTCTAAACATTTAAAAGATGCAAACATTGGGTTCTAGGTTTGCTTTCGAATCTTTCCCAGAATCCGGCTCGGCCATTTAACTAACTCTGTCAGGCCCGGAGGCCGTCGCTTGGTGCTAAATGCGGTATCGTTTTTCCGTTCGATGAGTAATCATACACCCACCTAAAACCACAACACAATACCCTTTTGCAAAATAATTTGTATAAATACGTTGATAGCTCGAAAACCCAGTGTTTACGCGGTGTTGATGTTGTGGCAACATCGCAACACTATGGAAAATAAACACATTACCCCGGTCGAATTGGCCATCAACATGTTTGGTGGCGTCCGCAAATTAGCCAAATGCATAGGCCGTGACCCGGCTGCTGTATCTCGCTGGCGCAAGAATGGCCTGGTGCCCACCCAGGTGCAGCGCAAACTGCTTACCGCGGCCGCTGCCAGGGAGATCAACATCACGGCACACGACATTGTGTTTGGGCGCGAAACGCATGCTTGAGTTCACGTTGCCTTGGCCACAGAGCAAGCTGTCGCCCAACGTCCGCACGCACTGGTCTACATTGGCCAGAGAAAAAAAAGCCTACCGCAGCGCCTGCTGGATTACAACCAGGGAACAACTTAAAGGCTGGATGCCGGAGCTACCCATTGGCCCGCTGCTGATCGAGCTTGAGTTTGTGCCACCAAACAAACGCAGCTATGACCGGGATAACCTGGTTGCCCGCATGAAGTCAGGCATCGATGGCTTGTGCGACGCGTTGCGCTGCGACGATAAAAGATTTACAACCCTGACTGCTAGAGTGAACGCAGAGCAGATTGGGGGTTTAGTCCGCGTTCGTATCTCGAAGGAAACCCAATCATGAACTTATCAATTCTTACCGGCAACCTGGGCCGCGACCCAGAACTGCGCGCACACAACGGCGACAACATTTTGAACTTTGCCATTGGCGTGCAAACCGGAACTAAAAACAAACCCGACACCATGTGGGTTGATTGCGCCCTATGGGGTACGCGCGCGACCACCTTGCAGCCATACCTAGCCAAAGGCTCACGCGTGACCGTCAGCGGCCCGATCAAGCTTGAGGAGTACAAAGCCAGCGATGGCACACCTAAAACTCGCCTGCGTCTTTCTGTGGATCAGATCGATCTACCACCAAAGATGGAGCAAACATCAACACCTCAAGAAAAGATGGGAGCGCTAGTAAAACCTAGCGCCGGTGTTGAAGATATGGCTGACGACATACCTTTTTAAAAACATTTGACACTGCAAGTGTGTAGTGTGATACAGTGGAGCTTCCATTAACCAACAGGAGATTGAAACATGGAAGACTCCCGCGCTGAAGCTGCTGCAAAGGGCATTGGCAAGTATTTAGGAAAAGCCTGCCGGGTGTGCGGATGCGAATCTCGCTACACCTCGAATGGCAACTGCGTTGACTGTTCATCGAGGCACGCAAAGTCATACCGCAAGCGCATGTCTGCATTGCTGCGAAAAGTAAAACAGCAGACTGCGAGTGCCCTATGACATACAAAATCAAAGGTTGGACAAAGTTTCAACACTTCAAAGATCGCCGGCCACCTTGGATCAAACTGTACCGCGACATCCTGGAAGACCCAGATTGGCACGATCTCGATGGTGACACGGCCAAGATCCTGGTTGCCCTGTGGCTGATTGCCAGCGAAGACGAAGATCAAAACGGCGCGCTGCCCGATGTGCGTCGAATTGCGTTTCGTTTGAGACTGCCTGAAACCAAGGTAAAACAATCACTTAACAAGCTGTCTCACTGGTTGGATCAAGATGATGACATCGTGATATCAAGTGGATATCAATCTGATGCACCAGAGACAGAGACAGAGACAGAGACAGAGACAGAGAAGAGTAAGAGTAAGAGACAGATACAAAAGACTGTTCAATGTCCTGTAAGTGTTAACCCTGATACATGGCAAGACTTTGTACAAGTTCGCAAATCCAAAAAAGCACCAATCACTGATTCGGCAATCAAAGGCATAGAACGTGAAGCACGCAAAGCTGGATGGTCACTTGAAAAAGCATTGATCGAATGCTGCGCCAGGGGATGGGCAGGATTTAAAGCTGAATGGGTTAACAAGGAGCAAAACCAAAACAAAACCCAGCACCAAATAAACCAAGAGGGCATAGCACGCTCACTTGGTCTTTTACCTAAAGACGAATATCAAAGCAACGTAATTGAAGGAGAAATCTATGACGCAGAACCAATCACTACCAAGCGCTTGGGTTGAGAAAATATTTGCCAGGCTGCAAGGCATCTACGGCCGGGAGTTCACCGGCCAGTTCAGCACCGGCATGGTCAATGGCATTGACGCTGGATTGGAAAATGCAAAAGGCACATGGGCTGAAGAGCTTGGTGGTTTTGTAAAGTGGCCAGAAGCAATTGCCTACGCGCTAGAGCATTTGCCAGAACGCGTGCCCAACTGCATAAAGTTCAAGGAGCTTTGCCGCAATGCACCACGGCCAACAGAACCACTGAAGCTTGAACACCAGATCACAGAAGAGCAGGCAGCTTTAAACAGAAAACGAATAAAAGAAATTATTGACGGTTTAAACAATCACATGGCCATGAAGGGAGCAGCAAAATGAATGAAGCACTCAAAGGGATTTCAATCGCGGTAATTCTGATAGGCGCGCTAGGTTTGGTTGGCATCATGGATGTTGAAGACGAAGTCAAACAAGACGAACACTACTGCTTTATGCGCGCAGTGTGGGAAGCAAACAAAGACATCCCAAAAGAACAACGGCCAGGCTGGCCCAACTTTAAACCAGAGGTGAAATGTCCATGATCATCATCCTAGACGTTGGTTTAATTTTGATTGGTTTGGGCATTGCAATGCTTCTGGCTGCGGCAGTAATTGCTTGGTTCACGGGGGTGTAATGGCTTTCACCGTTGACATACCCGACAAAGTAATTGACGCATCGATTGACTGTTGCAACGCAGGCAACATGGGAAACCGCGGTGACGGCAGCGACGGATCAAAAGACCAGCAGCTTACCGGCATTATTGGCCAGAACATGTTGAACCTGGCGCTTAAGCAGCCATTGATGAAAGCAGGCGGCGGCTTTGATGGTGGCATCGATGCACACATCTACGACGTGAGCTTTGACATTAAGACAATGGGCCGCACCGTCACACCCAGGCTTAACTTTGTAAACAACTTGACCAGGTCACAAGTCAAATTCAATGTGGACGCCTATTTGTTTGCCAGCGTCAACCGCAATGAAAACAAATTGACCGTATGTGGATGGTTGCCAAAAGTTTTATTCTTGGAGCGCGCCAGCTTGTTTATCAAAGGCGTTGATCGCAAGCGCGAAGACGGCAGCACATTTAAAACCAAATCGGACATGTACGAGATTGCCAATTCTGATTTGTTTTACGAAGCAAAAAATTGGGATCAATTGTTTACAACCATCAAGCACTTCGCGGAAAATAGGGAACATCCAAAGTACCAAACGATGAAGCAATGGCTTGCCGATTACGAGAAAGAAGAAAAATGAAATTTGCAAAAATATTTGAAAACAAACGGCTGGGCCAAGTAGTCATCATGAAAAAGCAAACCGAGCTAGGCGCGCCCGAGCTTCGATTCTTTTTTCAACCTGAAGGTTTTGGAGTGTGTGAGTTTGCAATTGGTTTCAATGACCAAGACGCAAGCGAATCCAGATACGCGGAAGCTTACGACGAGATGACTCCGCAGATTGCGTACGAGATCATCGATGGATACCTCAAGCACATGACAGCGCAGGCAGGGGAGAAGCATTGATGGACGCCAGGTCAGAATTTAATCGAATTTTTGGCGACGTTGTCATGTCTGACAACGATGCAGCCTGGTACATTTTTAAAGCCGGGTGGAATGCAGCCAAAGCAGCAGTAGATTACAGCCATCCATTTGCTTGTGCA